TAAAGTAGTTGTAATTCCATCAGAAGTACCATCACTTGGTGATCTAAAAATTACATATTCGTTTTGACCATTGACTAAACTAAAAGCGTGTTCTCTAACTTGCCAAAAATGAATACCTCTATTGTCCCATTCTTGAAGCATTATGTTTAATGATCTTCTAGCTGAACGCAGGTCATTACCTGAGTAATCAAAGAAACCTAATCTTTCAAAAGCCTCAGTTATAATATCGTCGATCGAGAATGTTTTCTCGAATGTAGTTGTGCCTGAAAAAGCCAAGTTGCCTCCTACGAGTTACTTCCGCCGCTATGAAAAACAGTTATAGCTGTAATCTGTTCAGTAGTAAATCCAGAATAAACATCTGTTTTAAATAAAATTGGTACAGGGAAATTAACTGTCATATCATGAATATGAGCACCCTTATTTAATTTTACTTTTGATGTTCCACTTGCTCCACCATCTTTAAGCTCTAAAACTCCAGCTGCGTTAGGACCAGATATATGAACTCCATATACTCTAGTTCTTCCAGTCTGAACAGTCTTAGTTTCAGTAGTTACGTTAGTTGCAACTCCATCAATTGCTGATCCGAATGTTGACATAATTTAATCTCCTTAAAATTTATATGTGGGGCCGAAGCCCCACACTAATTATTTATTACTGTGAATCAAAAGGTGTTGCTATAGATCCAGTAGCATTAAGTAAACCTTGAACTAAATAAAGGTTTGCTGCAACTGCAGTAAACTTAATGTAAGAACCTCTTAAACCACCTGTTGTTGCAACAGAAGCACCAGCTTCACCATTTAAATTAACTTCATTGTTTGCTGTTGCTGGAACAAATTGTTTTCCAGATACAGAAGCGTCAATTCCAAGTGTAACCATACCGATAAATTTATCGTCAGTGCTAGCTGTTTGAATTGTACCAGTGAAATCATCTGTAAAAAGAATTTCAAAAGTAGTTCCAATTGTGCTTGGGTTATTGTAATCAGTTGATCCGGCTACAGCTGAATCAGCTGATGCATTGATTGCTGGAATTGTAATTGCAGTTGGTGTAGCTGCAGGGTCCATAGTCAAAAGTCTTCCTGCGTGATCAGCAACAGTTAAATCAGTTGCTAAAGTTAATGCAGGGACTGCTCCCGGTCCAATTGATTGAAAACCATTTTTTGACCTTACCGGTCCTGAAAAGGTTGTATTTGCCATGATTATTCTCCTAGTTAAATCCTACATAGTCTCTAGGCCGTCGACTATACTGCGTCCATGTAGAATATTAATTTATGTATAGTTACAAAACTATATACTAGTTTTTAGTAGAGTGCAAGAGATCCTGCAGTGTGGAGTGGATTTTTCCAACGATGTAGCTTTTTTTTAAGTAGCTACGGAAACTTTTGGAGCAGAGTCTTCAACTTTATTACGCATGTGTTCTCTTTGCGCTTCTGCCATCTTAATATGACTTAAAACATCTCGAACTTTTCGGTCTATTTTAACCATATTGAGAGTATATCTACCCTCGTTAAGATGCTCTTGCTCCCACTGTAAGTCCAGACCCCTCTTTTGCTTGTAAAGGTCGTTTAAGTGTTGCATCATTTTTTCCATCGATAACTTCCTCATAAGTTATTCTATTTATCTTGTCACTATAAGAGTTTCCAAGATTTTCCCAAACTATACTTTTTTCTCCCAACTTGTCAAGTATAGCCTGTTCTAGTGAGGCTGGGTTATCATCAGCTACAACATTAAATTTAGCGTAATGATCATACGCCCAGATATTTACTAGAAATTTTACCATTATTCTTTCTTTCATAGAATTGTGGCGAGACTATGTCCCGCCACAAAAAATTACGATTAACTTGCTCCTGAAGATCCGAAGATACCTCTATAGTCAGATACACCGAATCTGTATCTTTCTCTAGCTTTGTATCTTACGTTTCCAGTATCAAAATCACCTTCCATTGCTGTTCTAATAGGTGTTCTTTCAAAATACTTCATTCCGTTAGGAACATCAGTAATGAAGAAGTACGCATTAGGATCAGTTAAGAAATTGTTCACTCTGTAACCTTGAGGAACCATTCCCATAGAAACGATTGCATTGATATCGTTATCAGCAGTGCCAGTTCTACCTTGAGACTTCATAAGTCTTTCAGCTTGGAATTGAAGCTCAGAAGGAACGATCATTTTCATTCCTCTAGCAGCAATTTTAAGACCTCTTTCGTCAGTCATTGCAGCGATGTCGATTAAAGACTGCTCCAATGAAGTTTCGTTAAGGTCAGCCTGTGTAGCCAAAGTGTTTGACACAGTTCCAGCGATCGTTGGGTGAGCTGTACTAAATAATTGTACACCATCTCCAGAAGTGAAACCACCTCCGAAACCATTGATCAGTGGATTTACTGATTTGATTTGTTTAGTATTCGCCATAGATCTAGCTAGCGCTTTTGTATATCTAGACGCAAGTCTGTCATACAAGTTGTCCTCAATCGCTTCTTCAGTGATTGCGAACGCAAGCGCAACAGTTTCCATAGTGTATCTAGCTGTGTAAGTCTCTTGAGCATTGTCAAAAGTTACGCCAGAACCTTCAGGTTTAACTGCAGCATTAGCAAAACCAGATAACATAACTTCTTCTTCAAACGCTCTGTCTGAAGTTTCTGTTGTGTAGATCTCAGCATGCTGATTCTCATAACGTTTATATTCCAGTCCGAATAGTGCATTCAGGCCTGGTTCTAGTTCTTTAACTAGTTGTCCTCGTGATATAGCCATGTTTTTTCTCCTATTCTAACTATTATACGCCGTCTGTAGCGTTGTTGTATATATGTTCGTTAATCATCACTACCCAATTAACATAACCAGATGCAATATCGCTATTGTCTATGTTAGTTGATGGACCTGTGATTTTTAACTGACCACTTGCTGTTGATAGCGTACCATCATCTAACATTGAGTTAGACACAAAGTTTGCTGCAACACCTGCTGAAACAACGATATCCGCATTCATGAATACATCAGTCTGCGCTGAAGCAGTTGATATATCAGTTTGGATTTCGAATCTTTCATAAGGGTCATCACTTACGAATGCTACTATATCAGATGCTGCAACTTGAGCATAATGATTAGCAAACGTAGGCTTACTTGTATTTGGGTCTGTGTAGAAAACACCATTAAGTGATCCAAGTAATCTGTCTCCGGCTGCGGCTTGTTCGATAACTCCGCCAGCAACTGGTTTTACAGCGTCTTGAAAATAAATAGTAGTCGCATAGTTATTTGCAATACTATATTCACTTAAACCTTGGTTGTCTCTATTTTGACCAACTTTTCCGATCGCTCTTAGACCGAAAGGTTCGTTTTTATTTGCCATAGAGGCCTCCTTATAAATGTACCTGCCCTTGCGGGCCTCCAGTACGGGTTAAATGAACTTTAATGGTTAGGAAATTTTTTAAGATTTCTTTGAGCCACCAAAAGTTACACGAGTCTGTCTATCAATATCGATAGGCATACTTGGATGCTCTTCCTTCATCAGATCATTATCCATTGCTTTGACCTTCTCATTATGCTGTGAAGCATAATATTCTTGTCTCTGCTTAATAACCTCTTCAGGTATCCTAGCGAGCAGTAGGCCGCCAACTCCGATCACTCCTGAGTATTTCCCGTCTTCAATGACTGGAAATTGTGAATCTGGGTATTCATCGGCACGAACTAATTCGTATCCTTCTCTTAACGAGGCAGATACATTTTTCGTATCTTGAAATCCCATTGACTCAGCTCTAATCCATCTATGTTTAAAACCTGATGGAGCAGGTGGTGAATCTAAAGGTGATGGTGGAGTCCAAACTTTTTTATGAGCTGTTTTTTCTCTAGTTTGACTCGCACGTGAGGTCTTCTTATCTATTGTATTTTCCATATGCTTATCCCTCCTTCGTGATATTTAATTGTTTCGCATACTCTTCGAGTGGCACACCTAATTTTTTGGCGATAGTAACCTGTGATGGTGTGAGCCTCACAGTTTTGCGACCAGTTTTGGTACTTCGCTTCGCCGAAGCTACTGTTTGTACCGGAGCAGGTCGTGTATCTTCTCCCGAACTACTATTATTAGCAAATTTGTGCGGAAATTCAAGTCTTATTCTTTTATCTATTTCAGAATAATACTCATCACTCGTTGGGTCAAAACCCTCTGATTCAGTTAACTTTTTGTGAAGATCAAAAGCTGTGTAAGTCATAGCTGTATCTTGACCAAACCATGAATTTTTTTCACTCCATGCTTCAGCCTTAGGATCAGGTGAACCTTGAGCCGCTTGTTGTCTTCTTAAATTAACCTCAGGTTTTGCTTGTGGTTGTTTTTCTAGAGTTTCTCTAGCTATTTTTGCTTCTTCAAGTCTAGCTTTTTTAACACCTAACTCAGAGATAGCTGCCATTGCATCTGCTTCAGCGTCTAGATCATTTGCTTCTCTAGCTGCTGCAAGTTTAGCTTTTGCTGCTGCAACGCCTGAAGTAATACTTTCCTCAGACACAGAAAGAAAATTAGGTTCTATTTTTTCTAATTTAGCTTCTGTTTGTTTTTTCTCTTTGATAGTTCTTTCAGCGTAAGATAAAGCTTCATCTTTTTGTCTTTCAGCTTCTCTCCACTTCTTAGTTAACTTTGCTATTCTTTTTTGTACACTATCACTGTACTGTTCTAATTCTTCTGTATTTTCTTTCTTGTCATCTAGTTTGACTTCTCTTTCATTTTCG